GCCCTCGGCTGACTTTTGCCCAGCGACAGGCTTGGCCGAGGCAGCCTGTGCCTTCTCCAGAGCGCGAAGGCGCTTCAGGTCGCCGTCGATGGCTTCGACCTCCTGCTCGAGAGTGTCGAACTCCTCCTGCTCGGCCTGATCAGTGGAGCGGCCTTCATCGATGGACTTCTGCATGACCTCGGCCATGCGGGCGGACTTGGCCTGACGCGAGGCCTCCAGCGCCGCAATCTGTTCTGCGATAGTCTTCATTCCAGTGCCCTCCTTCGGGCGCAAGTTCACGGATGTGATGGTTTTTCCGGAGGCGCCCGGATGGGTCTTCACAGGACGCTCGATAGTGCCAGTCGCGGCGGGAGCGTTCGTGTCGAAGGACGAAGCCGGGAGACAGATCGTTGCGAACTTGTCTCCAGGGGTGAAACTCTTGACGCTGGTGATTACAGCCTCGGACTGAGCCGGAACGGACACGGCCGAAAGCTCAAGCCATTCCCACGAGGTGAACTTGAGGCCGCCTGTCGGCAGCGGCTCGTATTCCTTTGGCGAGAAGCCGATGGACACCGCCCTGCGGAGGCCATTTTTCACCAGCGACCAAGCTTTGTCGCATAGGTCTTTGACCTCTCCAGGCTCGGCAATGTTCTTAATGTGAGCCCAGAACTTGATTCCCTTATCCGTCACTTGGACACGATCAACCTCGCCAACAGCGAGCTTGTGGTCATGGTCAAGCAGAAACGGGAGGGGCAGCTTATAAATCGCCCCTTTCGGGAGGACGATATCGCCGACACGATCAACAGACGCAGTGCTCGCCCATCCCTCGATCAGCCGAGCGTCATCGTCTACCGCCTTGATATCCAAGGTGACAAAGGCGCGGTTCATTCTCAGATTTCCTTCTCAGCCCAGAATGAGCATCTGGTAGGACTTGGGCTTGGCGCCCTCATAGGATTTCGCCGCACCGATCGCCATGCAGAGCGCCACGGCGGCATCGATCTTGTTGACGGCCCGCTCTTTGGCGAGCCAGTAGTTGCCCCAGCGGTCGTTGTCGGTGACCGCACTCATCATTGCCGAGATCAGCACTGGGTTTCGCTTCAGTCGGATGCGCCCCTCAAGAATGGCATCCTCCAACTCCCGAACAGACCCGGGCATCCATAGGCCTTCCGGCTCGCGCCCCGCAGCCTTGGCCGCCTCGACCATTGCCTCGTTGGGCTTGCCTTTCTTCGTGCCGCCCTGCGGGTGCTCCACGAACTCAACGTCGATACCCAGAGCGGCACATTCCGGCTCGAAACCGCGGCGAAATGCGTAGCGGTCATAGGCCACACACTTCACGTCGAAGTCGTGCGTGTATTCGGCGAGCGCTTGCGCTACGTGGTCGTAACGGATGCTTTCGCCCTTCGGAGCGTGGATGTGGCCGCCCTCGACCCACTGGCGATAGGGAGCCTTGTCCTTCAGCGCGCGAGCTTCCAGGGTGTCGCCAGGAGTCCAAGCCTCGATCCAGGCATCGTAGGTCGGCTTGCGTACCGTCTGCTTTTGGCCGTTGCGCTCGGACGTTACCTCGATATCCCCCGTCTTTACGACAGCTGCCAGAGCGGTGATATCCCGGTTCTGGGAAAGGTCGCAGCCGATCCAAACCGGCTTCCCGTGGTGCTCCTTCGGGTCGAAATCAGCAATGGCCGGCTCAAGCGCCGCCCGGGTCATCCACGCCGTATCGGCATCCGTCCATTGGCAGAAGTGAAGGCGCAGGATGCCGTTCAACTTGCTCGGCATCGCCTTGGCCTGGGCCACGACGCCCTCAAGATACTCCTCTGTGATCGTCACCCCTAGGAGAGGGTTCGCCTTGATCCAGCAAGAGGGATCGTTCAGCGGATCATCACCCGGGTCGAGAGAACACACATACGAGAACGTGTTGTCGTCCAGAACCTCGCCCAGATAGTGCGGATCGTCGTCCTTGGCGTCTGCGTTGCCAGCTGCCACCCGCACGGCATGTTCGTGTTCGGCCCAGCAGATCGAATTTCGGTCCGACCCGCTGTTGGTGATCATCAGCAAGAGGGGCTGCCGGCGGAACTTGAAGCCGCGCTCCAGTATCTCGATGATGCCGCCATCGGCGTGCTCATGGACCTCATCCACCAAGGCGAAGTGCGGGCGCGGACCGGAGCCTGTCTTCTTGGTCTCCCTCGATACCGGCCGGAAGAACGACCCCTTGGTGAGATAGGCAAGATTGTACTCCCTGCCTGGACCTCCGCTTCGCTTCAGCCGCTTGTCCAGATCGGGCGATTTGTCCACCATCTTGACCGCATCGCGGAACAAGATGCCAGCCTGCTCCTTGGTCGCGCCAGCCGAATAGATCTCGGCTCCTGCCTCGCCATCGGCCATCAGGCCATAGAGACCGATCCCACCTGCAAGGGGTGACTTCCCGTTGCCCTTGCCTTGCTCGATGTAGGCTCTGCGGAACCGGCGCCAGCCATCCAGCTTCTTCCAGCCGAACAGGGACCCGATGATGAAGTCCTGTGCCGGCTGCGATCGGAACGGCTTGCCCTCGAACTGCCCCTCGCTTAACCGAAGCTTCTCCTCGAAAAACCGGAGGGCCTTGGCGGCCGCTGCCTCATCATAAGCAATGTCGTCTCGCTTCAGATCGTCCAGATGACGGCGGCAGGCGTTCCGGACATGAGGCCCCGCAACGATATCGCTCCTGACGACGGCCTCTGCGTAGAGCGTGGCCCGGTCAGTCGTCAAAGAACTCGTCTTTGTCATCCTTTTCGACGTCGCCTCTATTGCGCTCGTCAGTGAGGCCGAGTTCGCTCATGTAGGCCCGCATCTGCCCATGCTTCGAAGCCGGGAAGCCAGTCGGGTTAAACCGGAACTCAGACCACAACTCACAGAACGCTATCGCCGCCGGCTCCCTGGAGGCATCCAACCAAGACGCCGGCTCGATGTATCTCTTCCAGGCCGCCAACCCCTCCCCCTTCAGGTGCTTGGGGCGGGTCAACTTCCCGAAACTCTGAACGCTCGCCTCAACCGCCTCGCGGATCTCATTTTCGGTCCCGTGGCGCGTGACATTTCTCGTTCCGTCGATCAGGCGAAGATGCGCAGGCTTCGGCTTCGCGCCTCGCTTAGCCATTGCAAGTTTCCAATCTCAGGACGTTAATCTGCAAAAATGAGAAGTTTTGGATGGGCGCCGGTCCAACCCGAAAGGGTCATAGACTTTTGCCCTCCCCCCTACCCATGCCGCGACCTAAGCGTGGCTTATGGGACGCAGTTAAAATGCGTAATGAGTAACCACCCCAAGTCCTATGGCTTGGCTCGGGAGGGACAGATGCACACAGATCGCTTCGTCGTGTTCAAGTTCAGAGACGAGTGGTTGGTGAGTTATCAAGACCGTACGCAAACGACATTCGCCACACTTCAGGATGCGGAACGCTCCGCATTTGAGGCTGCTACTGACCTAGCTAGTGATGGTCGCTCAGTGTCGGTGCTTATTATACCGGATAGTCCTGAGGGGTCCCCGAAGCCCCATAAAGATTTCAAGAAGTCCCGACGAAGAACCAATTGAGCTAGCTTGTCTCTCCCCATTCACCCTGGCCAGTAATCCCATGTGTCTCGTTCTGGCTGTGCCGCTGTTTGTGCGGCGAAGCACATGTGCGAGCCGAGAGCTGATGTACGTTTTATCTGGCCTTTAAGGGAGGCCGTTATGACACAGGTACTAACCTACTGCACAACAAAGATATTCTCGTTCGGCCTCTTGCCCCTTGTGGCAATGAGTCCTCAGAACCGCTGCGCTGATAACGACGACGATGCGTTTGCGCAGCTTCCTAGCGTTTGGTGCTAGATCGGCCATCCGTCTATGTCTACGGCCTGGAACCTGCCTCGCTCTTCCCTTTGCTTGTCCCTGTCGTGATGGGGCTTGCAGAGGGACTGCCAGTTGTCGGTATCCCAGAACAATGCGCTGTCACCCTTATGGGGTCGGATATGGTCGACCACGGTGGCGGCCGTCACTCGCCCTTCCTTCTGGCACATGACGCACAGGGGATTGCGCATCAGGTAGGTCTTGCGGGCTTTCTCCCAGCGGGAGTTGTAGCCACGTTCCCGAGCACTGCCTCTGCGCTGGTCGTATTCCCTGTTGCGGGTTCTGTGATCGAGGGGCTTGGGCATTCAGCTACAAGGACTCATTCCGAGCACAATGAGGGGCCAAGATCGGCTCATAAAGGACGATGGCTGATGCCCTTCGGCAATGTACCACGGCCAGGCTGGCACACATGGGTAGCTTTGGCTGTCCTAATAGCTCTGGGGCTACTCGGGCTGTTTCTGTATGCAGCCCTGAAACATTAGGGGCGGCCTCTTCCCGATCACGCCAGTTTGATCGTAGCCGCGATGATGAGCATCTGATCCCGCAGCATCTCGGACAGTTGGAGCTCTGTCTGGTTTTCCCTGAGTGTCTGGGTGAGGAAGCGGAGAAGGATGTCCATGGCTACTTCGTGAATAGCTGCGGATAGTGGGCGCGTGCCGCATGTTCTAGCCAAGGGGCACGGACCATCACCATAAGAGGGCCAAGGTGGATCTGCCGCACATTGGCGAGTCGGAACATCGATATCCTTCGCCAACGAGGCCACCACTCAAAGCGGATCAGAGGGGCCTTCGGGAGTTGTTTGTGCCAATTGGCCATCTCTCTACCTCAATGCACTGGTGTAGGCATCGGCGCTTGGGATGGGATTCGAACCCATGGATCGGTTCTGGTATCGGCCTCGCAGGGGCCACCATCCGATCTACCTGCGTACCCTTAGACCACTCGGGCACCCAAACAAACCTGACGCTCTCTACCTCAACAACCCCAGCGACCAGAGCAGACCGATCGTCGGGAAGATGAAAACCCAGGCGAATAGCAAGCCATAACCAAGGATGCTGCCGAGGATCACCAGAGGAACAAGCAAGCGGCCCATGCTACCTCAACAGCCCCAGCCTCTCGGCCATGCTCTCTTCCACGTAGACGGATGGGCGGATCTCTACCATGAGACAGCCATCGTCTCGGATGTAGGTCTTGCGGTTGGAGGGCATCGGTTCGGTCAAGCAAAAGCCGCCCACGGATGAACCGGAGCGGCTAAAAACATACTCAATATGCTATTTTCCTCTTGCGAAACATACTCAGTATGCTAAACAAGAGTGGTCAGGTGATTGTGCCTGACGAACCGAAAGGGGGTGACACCGAATGAGACTTCCGAAGCTTAGGCTGAGGATCAGGTTCCGGCGCTTCAAACTGGACCTGTTCATCGGCTAGCGGCGAAGGGGGATCGGGCGGAAGCCCGGTCTCCCACGGAAGGGACAAAACGGTGTCACCCCTTAACGAGGGAATATAGCATGACCCCTGAACAGTTCAAAGCCTGGCGTAAGCATATGAACCTGTCGCAACAGGAAGCTGCTGATGCTCTGGGGCTGTCGAAGGGATCGGTGGATCTCTATGAGCGCGGAAGGCGCCGCGAGGATGAGCGCCCCGTCGTAATCCCGAAGACCGTCGAATTGGCTTGCGCCGCTCTCGCTCTCGGCATCACTCGTTATGATGGGCCTTCATGAAAAAGCCCCGCGCGATCATCTCGCCGGGGCATCCGTCTAAAGCTAACGCACTCCGGGTGAAAATCACCGAGAGTGCTTTGAGAACTTATTTCTAGCGCAATGGTTCAACCGTGGCAAGAGTCGAGCAAGGTTATCCACTCACTCTGCGGCTTCGAGGCGCTGAAGCTCAGTTGCTTTCATCTGCACCTTCGTGCCACGCCCCATGAAGTCGAGCAACACTTCCACCCTACCCTTTGACAGCATGGAGACGACCTGCGCCTGAAAGTCGGTGAAGGCGCCGACAGTCAGGCGGACAACCTCTCCGGGGCTGTATTGCGGGCCGAGTTCCGGCAGGCGGGTGAAGTCGAACTCGCCGGCCAGCTCCCGCTCAAGCAGCCTCGCCAGCGGATGAGGCAGCACAACGCCATCACGGGGCTTTCCTGCCGGGATCTGC